TGCCACTCCAAGAGCCGTGTAGGCTTGGGGTAGATCGTCATGGTGATGTCTGGGAACGTGTTGTTCACAAACATGACCTGCGGGTAGGTGCTTGTGACCGTCTTGACCGCGATGCCGTTGTACTGCTGCTGGTTAATCAGCTTGATGCCGTAAGACACGTTGGTGCCGGGGTCACGGAAATAAGTCGCGTCGTCAATCAGGATAGGGCGGTTTCCCACAAAGTCGCCGGTAGGCCCGAGCGTGCGGGTGATCTCGTCAGGCGGCCAGTTAAACACCTGATCTTCGGTGCAAAACACGGCCAAACGCTCAGTATTCCACGAATCAATCATCTGATTCATGGCGGATAACGCATCCTGTGCGGCCTGCGGAGATGGTTCTTCACCTTCAGCCAGCTGGCCAATGAGCCGAAGCGACGCTTTGATCTGGTCGAAGGCGGTTGCCATTTACACTCCTTTAAGCTGCCGCCTCTACAGTGGTGCGGCTACGACGACGTTTAACTTCCAGTTCATTGGCTGGTGCCGCCGCTTCAGGAGCTGAAGGCGTGTCGGGATTATAGCGTTCCCAGCCATTTTGTTCATCAAGTTCAGCTTCCAACTCCATATTGGCAATTTTGGTGCCGTGATGGGGGTGCCGTAAATATATAAGCATGGGAGAACGGGGCCGAAGCCCCGCCTTTTAGTTAGCGGCGATTAAACCGACAGTTTCAAGACGCGATTCAACTTGAGCAAGGCGGGCTTGCAAGTTGGCGATTACAGCCAAAACAGTATTACCTTCGTCTTTGGTTGCAAAGCCAAAAGGGGTAACCTGAGTCAGGTCTTGAATTGCAAAATCAGGCGTGCCTGGTGCAGTGCTGGTAATTGAGGTCAACTGAGTAGTCAAGGCAGCGCCTTGAACTACGGGGGTTGTACCGTAAAAACCAGCGGTGCCGCCAGATTTGCCCATAATTGCGCCGTCAAGTTGCGCGTCTTCAAACGCAACGCCTACAGCTTTTGTATTAGGCATGATTTATCCTTTAAAAACGGGGGCCGAAGCCCCCTAGCGTTAAGCAATACGGTACAGAGTCCAAGTGCCATTGCCGGTTTTGCGGGCGCGGAATTGACCGGAAGTAGCTTCCAGAACAATCGCGCTGCCAACAATAGTCCAGCCAGTACCAGCAGCAAAAGTGACTTGAAAGCCTGCGTCAATGTTAACAACAGCAAAGTCAAACGCAGCGTTAACTTTTGCTGCACTGCTAACGTCAGCTTCAAGCAAAGCTACGGTTGGCAAAGTCGCTGTAATGTCAGCCGCAGGATCTACTGTGAATAGACCGTTGGATAACTGAGCGGCAGTAACTGTTACGTCTGCCGACAAAAGCGTTGGAGCGCCTTGTACAAACAATACTGCTTCACCGACGTTACCGTCGTTAATTTGATAACCACCAGCGCCATTAGGAAGAGCCATGATAATTTCCTTTAAAAAATGTTGTTAATGGGGGCCAAAGCCCCCACCAAGGCTTAACCCCACATGCGGCAAGCCATTTGCGGACGGATCGTGCTAAAGCCGTACAGCACGTCAATACGGCAAGGCAGACGGTCGTTGTTGATGTCGTACTGACGAACAACACGCAGCGAGATGCCGTTGTGTACTTGACGCGAGGCCATGTCGACGCCTTGTGGCAGCAACAGGTCGGCGGTAGCGAAAGTGATCGCATCCTTGTGGTAGATAAGGTTCTGAGCGTACTGGCTGCTGGCCGCGCCCAAGAAGGTCGCAGCTTTGCCGGTAACAGGCAGAGCGGTCATGGTAGCCAGAGCGTGGTTAGCCGAGTACATTGGCGCCACGGTCACAGTCCAAGTGCCAGACACGGCAGTAGCGTCAGCCAGAGCCACGAACTGGAACAGCGAACCGGTGGACTCGCGAGTCTGTGGGTTGACCGCAAAGCTGTCAGCGATGGTGAACACGTCGCCAGCTCTGATGGTGGTTGTCACAGAACCCTGCTCCAGCAGGATGGTGGACGCGCCTTCAGCAGTCACGCCTGGGGTTTTGACCAGAGTGGATGCAGAAGCGTCGCGCGAACCAGTGGTGTGCTGCTTGATCGACTGAGACATGTTGACTTCTTCATAGCCCAGAACACCCATACCCATCATACCGTTCTTGAACTGGTTAGAGATGGTGGTGGTTGGGTTGAACAGACCTTTCATGCCTTCAACCAGACCAGCGTTAGCAGCTGGGTTAACAGTTGCGTAGCGTGGCGACATCACAGCTGCGTTTTCGTTCAGCTTCTGCTGGGCTTGCAGCAGAACGAGCGAAGTCGAAGGTACGGTGCCAGGCGTGCCGACCGAGTTACCGATGGTCTTGTATGCGTTAGCAACGTCAGCGTCGATCGAAGATGCCAGCTGAGAAATACGCGGCTTCAGAACTCGCTCTGCGAAGTCATCCAACTGCATGGTGAGTTCGGCGGAGGTAAAGTTCACGCCGATGTGCTTCTGGGAAGCAACAGTCAGGGTGGTGAACTGTTCGTTGTCGTCCTGAACTTGCAGGGCGGCACCGTCGGTTACCAGAGCGCGGTCCGGCAGACGGATACGCAGTGTGGAACCAATTTTTGCGCCTTCAACAGCGAAAGAGTCGTCATATTGACGGTTAACGTTACGAGTGATTACCAGGTTGTTCTCGAGGATTTCGAGAGCCTTACGGGTAATCATGTCGATGGTAAGAATCGAGTTTGCCATGATTTATATCCTAAAAAAAGTTAGCGATTACGTTGAGCTTCCCACTTCTTCATTTGACGCTGGCGATCTGCCTCAATCCACTCTGACGTACTCATGTTCTTTACAGAACGAGGGTCAGTCGTGTCGTAAGACGAAGAGCCAGAGCCACGGCCACTAATAGGCGCTATGGGCGGTGGGGCGCTAGTTGTCTTCTTTAAGACCGGTTCTGAAGCAATCTTAGCTTCCAGTTTGCCGATCTCTTTAGCCTGCAAAATAGGCGACAGACGTGAAATCCGGCTGGCTTCATTTGGGTGGGTACCCAAGTAGTAGGCCAGATCGGGGCCGATGTCGGACGATTGAATAGTCTCAGCCATCGCGGTCGTGATCGGCAGTGCAGGGTTGTATGCGACTTGTTCGAAGTCATCATACTTAGCCCGCGCGTCCTCTTCACGATCTTGATACGCTTCAAGCAAACTCATTCGTTCGCGATCAGCTTCACGTTTGGCGAGTAATTCCTCTGCTTTTCGTACCGCCAGTGCATCGGCGTACTCATCAACAGAATTAAAATTCTCGACCGGCGGGAGTTCGGCAGGTACAGCAGGCGCTTCTTGCGCTCGACGTGCCTGTTCTCTTTCCCACTTACGCTGTTCTCTTGCAAGCCTTTTGCCAATGGCAGCGTCTAGTTCTTCTTGTGTGAAGACTTTGGCTGGCTTTGACTCATCATTCTCCGGCGCATGTGTTTCTTCAGCTACAGGCTCTGCCGTCGGTGCCTGTTCTGGCGCGGGTACTTCCGCTAACTCGTTTTGTACTTCATCAGACATTGTCGATTCCTAAAGAATCCCTGACGTACCGCGTCAGTACGGTAATGCAAAAATTATTCGTAGAGTACGGTTGCAGAAACTGTACCACTAATGACTACATAAATGCCATTTTTAGCATACGCGCCTTCTAACGGCAATATGTACGACGTTGCGGCAACGGGGATAAAAGTACCCAAAATGGTCGTAGTGGTGGTAGCTGCAGCTGAATCGTAGACGGTGATCGTCGGGTTGCTGGAGGCAGCGCTGACAAAAATACCCTTCAGCTTGCCAGCCATTGGTTTAATGTTGGCCGTAGCCGTGATGTAGGTGTAATTTGCCATGATCTACCTTACGCAAGAAACTTCAATTTGTAGATTGCCGACAGGTACAAGCCGACAATTTCGTCAATAATGTTCTGCAACGGGCTGTCGTCCTTCTTGCACACCTTGTAGCGCATCGCTTCAATTTCTTCTACTTGGTTTTGCAAAAACTCTAGGATATTGCCCGGCTTTTTAGTTGATTGCAGCGATATGGGGCCAATCAGACCGTAACGGCCTTGGTAGGCTTCCGCAAATTTGTCCGCCATATCAACAATGCCGTTGTAAAACTTTTGCAATGCCTTATGCTTGGCGTAGCTGCGGGTGTTTAGATGCACTGAATGGGCCACATCACGGCCCAAAAACAGCGTACCTACGAAGTCTGCAGCGCTCATACCATTGGCTCCTGGGGCGGCATATTCATCATTTCTGGCGGCATTTCAGCCGATTCAGGTGGAATCATACCCATTTCAGGCGGCATTTGCTGCATTTCTTGCGGCATTCCACCCATTTCAGGTGGCATTCCACCCATTCCGCCCATCTCACCCATCAATTCTTGGCCTTGCTGCTCCATAACTAGGTCGCCCGTAGTCATTACGTCGCGCAGGGTTTGCATGACAACGTCTTGCACCTGATCGGGCGTCATGCCTGCGGCGATAGCCGACAGGCGCTGTGTCTCAGCCTGATACGCCTTGATCTCGGCTTCGAATGCTTTGCGATCCAAATCCTGCATCTCAACCGACTTGCCAACGTTTTGCAGCATCTGCTGGAGCTGATCCAGCTCTTGGCCCATTGCTTCCATCTGCATCTTGGCCTGCTGCATCTC